GGTGTTGCAGAAGCTCGACGACGAGGGCCGGGGGATGTGGAAGAAGTGTCTTGTGTGCGATGGCGTCGGCACGATTAGGCAGGTCGGGGACGCTGATTCTCGCAAGCTCCTCTTCGAGACGATGAAACTGACTGGGAACCGCGGGCCGCTCGTCGCTATTCAGAATAACAACGGCGGCGCTCCGACGATGGAGGACTCCATGGCTAGCGTGCGTGACGTTCTCGACGTGAAAGTGGAGCCCGTGAAATGACCCACCCACTTGAGCCAAGGCACTCGACGCTCCAAAAGGTAATCATCGTCGTCGGCTTTATCTTGCTCGGGTTCGTCGTCTGGGAGGTCTATGGGATGTGGAACAACGGGGTGAGACCGTGAGCGTCCACGTATTCCCAACAGGTAATGACCGAAGCTGGACACGCCAATACTACCGTGCGATTAATCGGTTGTTTCGGTGGATGGAATATCCCGGCGGTGACTCAGGCTATCCAAGATGCGCTTCTCTACGGAACAGGATATTGGAGCGTGCGTCATGATTGAGTTCATCGCGTGGTTCATCGTCCTCGTGGCGCTGCTGAGGATGCTCGAGGGCTGGGCACGTGCTGTGTTCGTCGCGCTCTATGTGCTCGGCTCCATCGTGGTGTTCCTCGAATGAGCCTCATCGAAATCAACAGTGACGTGAAGCTCCTTGTCCGTGAGCTGAAACGAATCGCCCACGCTCTCGAACTCCACCTAGAGTACGCTTACGGCCACCGCGTCGCTCCCGTCGAGTCGAAGGAATTGAAGGGCGAGCCGCCCGGCGTCACCTACAGCGACGATGAGACCACGATGAAGCGCGAATTGGACGAGGCGCGGAAGCGCATAGAGATTGACGACAGTGAGGATGCGGAGATTGTGCCATGAGACCGGACAACATGGATTTATTTGTGGATGAGGAAGTGAAAGACGTTCGTTGCCCAGAATGTGGAGAAATAAGCCCTACTGAAGAGTGGACTGATAGTGTAGTGGGATGTGAACTCTGCGGAGAACATTCTGCTATACGCTGTCCCAAGTGCGGTGAAGATTTTGAGCATGTGTGGGGAAGTAGCAGATTCGCGGACCAAAAATAAATGTACTCGACGCGACTCATCGAACGCTCGCAATCGAAGGTCGAAGCGGCCACTAAGCTGACGCTTAGGCGCTACGACATCCCCGAGGTGATGCAGCGCAAGGCCGACCTCCAGCGACTCGTCAAGGAAGACGGCCAGCTCGCGCGCGACCTCAACGCAGAGGAGAGAGCGTTCATTCGCAACGAGCAGCTCCTGTCGATGATCGACTTCCGCTACTGGCTCACGCGCTACGCTCACCTGCTGGTAGACCAAGGGGGCCTCGAGACGTTCTCGTCGCCATGGGAATCTCAAGAGATTCTCCTCCGGTTCATCGCCCGCCTCGAAGACGAGATGGTCGATATGGCTTCGCGTGGGGAGAGCGTCGATGGAATCCTCATCTTTCTACACAAGGCCCGGCAGCTCGGCGCCACTGCGCTCGGCCGCGCCATCAGCGTTCACGCGATGACCGCTCGCGAACACACTAGGGCGATGGCCGCCTCGATCGACGACGATAAGGTACTGGAGCTTTATGACCGAGACAAACTCATCATCGACAACCTGCCATTTTATCTCCGCCCTTCCATTGGATTCGATGAGAAAGCTCAGCACATCTTTTTCGATAAGCTGGGAAGCCGTGTCATCTATCAGCTTGGAACTCAAAAGAGCGGACTCGGGCAAGGTCGCCAGTTCGACGTTACGCATCTCACTGAATGTGCTTCATGGCCCTACCCTGGAATCATTGAACATGACTGGATGCCCACAATACCGCAATCCCTCCGGGCGTTTGCGCTTCTGGAATCGACTGCTCAAGGCCGTGGGAACTGGTGGCACCAACAGGTCAAGAAGCTCTCCGAGCACAGGCTCCGCAGATGGCACCTAGTCTTCATTCCGTGGTACGCCGAGCTGAAGAAGTATCGGGCGACTCCGCCCACTGACTGGAAGCCCAGTGATGAGGCGATGCTCCACGCCCAACGGGTGAATGAGACCTCGCGTAAGTACGTCGGGCGAGACGTGATGCTCACTAAGGAACAGTTGTATTGGTGGCAATCCACGCGTGATGAATACTACCTATCGAATAACCTCGCGGTGTTCTACACCAATTACTGCGCCACCATCGAAGAGTCGTTCCAGCACCGCCAGAAGTCGGCCTTCGGATTCGAGTGCCTTGAGCACTACCGTCAGCGAGTCGTAGAAGCGCAGGGATATAAAATCGACGTAGAGAGGGTAGCCTAGATGCCATTCAATCCCGACGACTACAACATGAAGGTGCTGTTAGGGCTGCCGTTCGCCGGGCGCTACGTCCCGCCGATGTGGGCCGTCACGCTCTCTGCCCTGTGCTGGCCCATGAATATCAAGCACGCGCTCTATCCGGTGCAGGGGAAGCCTCGCGAGCAGGCACGTGAGGAGATAATTGAGAAGGCCATCGAGCTGAAGTCTAAGTACGTGATGATGCTCGACGACGACGTGGTGCCACCAGCGGACGCTCCGATGCTCATGGTCCGCGAACTGGAGATGCACGACGAATTTGACGTGATCGGCGGCATTGTTACGGCGAAGGGAGTGAACGCTGACCCGATGCTCTTCAAAGGTTCCAGCGGCGGACCTTACTGGAAATGGAAGGTGGGAGAGATATTCGAGGTCGATGAGATAGCGACCGCTTGCATCGTGATTCGGACGAGCGTGTTCTCGACGCTTCCGAAGCCGTGGTTCCGCGACCTCAACACCTTGGAGGAAGAGAAGGAAGCCGGTGTCTATGCCGAGCCCAAGGACGTGAACGAGATCCTCCACAAGGGCGAGATGACTGACGATATCTTCTTCTGCAAGAAGGCCAAGGCGGCAGGGCATCGTATCCTCGCGCACGGTGGAATCCTCTGCCGCCACTACGACCAGCAGGGGAATGCGTTCACGCTCACCGAGGACAGCTACCCCTTCTGGCCCCCGGTCCCCCATATCATGGACATTCGCGACGCCCTCAAGATTGACGGGTGGATGTCTCCCTTAGAACTGGCATGGCTCGCCCAGTGGGCCAAGGTGAGTTCGAACATCGTCGAGATTGGCTCCTTCCAAGGGCGCTCGACGAAGGCGCTGGTGCAGAACACGAAGGGCCGCGTTACTGCCGTTGATACTTGGGGTGGCGACGCAGACACTCGGCGTGCAATGGAAATCGCCGGGCAGCGTATCTTGAGCGTGATGCCTACTGATTATCTGTTCGAGGAGTTCATGCGGAATCTTGGGGAGCACACGAATCTGACGGTGTTGCGGGGTACATCACTAAACGCCGCTCAGTCGCTCAATGGCGACAAATTCGACATGATATTTATAGACGCTGGGCATGACTATGAAGATATTAAGGCTGATATTGAAGCATGGCTCCCGCACTTAGCCAAAGGTGGAGTTATTTGTGGGCACGACTACGAACAGAAGGGCACGGACGGCTCTAACGATGTGTTCCCTGGTGTAAAGAGGGCAGTCAACGAACTTCTTCCCAAGGCGAAGCTCGCAGTCGATTCCATCTGGATGTGGCGCGAAGGCGAATGACAACCGAGCCCAAATCGTGGAGAGTTGGAAACAGGACCGTCACGCCCTACTCAGCGGACGACGAAGACGAACGGGGAATCCTGTTCGTGTGGGAGGAACCTCGCAATGACTCCACTTACGTCGTGTCTGTTGACCCTACAGTTGGACGTGCCGGTTGGTCCAGAGAGTTCCGAACCGAGGCCGACCTCGACACAGATAATGCGTGTATCGAGGTGTTTCGTGCTGGACGAGACGGACGTCAAGACGTGCAGGTGGCTGAATTCGCTGCCCCGGTTGACGCTATCGACATCGCCCCAATTGCTGCGACTATTGGACTACTGTACGGGGGAAGCCATGAGGACGGTCAGGCTCTACTCATTGGAGAGGTTACGGGGCCTGGAGCGGTCACGCTCCGCGAACTCGTAGACCGCTACGCCTACACGAATCTGTGGCAGTGGACGCAGTGGGGCTCCGCCGCCGTCCGCCGCACTCAACAGTATTGGTGGTACTCGTCACGCTCCGCCAATAAGGATTTGTGGATGCGCGGACTCCATCACATCCAGAAGTACGGCGTCGTGCTTAAGTCGAAGTGGCTCGTCGAGGAGATGGCCGACTGCGTCTCGGACCTCTGGACCCTAATCGGTGAAGCGCGCTACGGCCGCCACGATGATAGGGTGATGTCCACCCTGTTCAATCTGTGGGCGATGCACGACTGGTCCACGCGAGAGAACCTAGAGCCCTTGGAGCGTCCGAGCGAGCAGAACGCGCCGCGGTGGGAAGCCTCTGACATAAGCTACGACCAGATGGTAGCGTCGTGGGATGAGCGGGTGGCGGCGCTCGGAGATGACTGACTCCGCTCAGACGCGCCAAGTCATCGTCCTCTTCAGCTACGAATACGTCAATCTCACCGCCGTCCACACTCACCTTCAATCGCTCGCGCCGGCTCAATTCCACATCGCATCCAAGAACGGACTGGGACGCACAATCCTCCAGCTCAATGAGTATCCCGCGGCGCCAATCAAATGGACTCCCACCTATAACTCATCGCATCTTGACACTCACTTCGACTCCGCGCTCCTCTTCTGGGACGGCTCTGACCCCATCCTCCGCCCCTCGGTAGAGTTCTTCGACAAGCACCACATCCCCTATGTGATTGTCGGCCCCGAAGCGAAAGTCATTGCACCCTCGCGGTTCTATGCTACATTCCAGAATGGAGACACGAAGATGTCCTCTCATCCTCCAGCACAAATCGTTGACCCGCCGAAGCCGCCCGACGCCTATGGGCAGTCTCAGCGCGAATCGCGCACTCGCGTCATCCTCATGCTCCCCGACTCGCTATTCCATCAGTACGAGGAACAAGCGAAATCCATCAACGTGAGCGTCGAGAAAGTGTTGAGCGACCGACTGCGAACGTGTGTCGAGCACACCTCAGGCCGAGGGCTCTACTTTGACTCCGCCACTCGTGCTGACCTCGAACGCATCACTGGAGGCCATCTCATCCCGAATGCTCAGATTGCAATCGAGAAGATCAAGACTGTCGTCAACCTCAAGGTCGGCGATATCACCATCGAACTCACAGAGCGGGTGCTCGCTCGCTGCGCCTCTCGCGCGAAGTCCGAACGGAAGACTCTCGAGGATTACGTGAAGAAGGAAGTCATTCTCGGCCTTGAACGTGTAACTGGCTTGAGGCCGTGGTAAAGGAGCCTCTATGAAATCCAAATCTCCAATCCCCACTCCCATTGACGAGACGACCCGCCCCGAAACCGACCTCGAGCACTCCCAGCGCTATCTCAACGACATTGACCGCGCCACATGGCGGGGCAATCACGCTCCATCCAAAGGTGCTCGTGGCATTGTCCACAAAGTTTCCGTAGCTGAGAACGTCCCTCATATCTACAAGCCCGGCTCGTAATCGGAGCCCATCTCCAATCCCAAAGAGGTAACCCAGATGGCTAAATTCGGCGGTAAAGAGAAGCCAGAGTTCAAGTCAAAGTTCGGCAAATCAGGCGGCGAAATCGGCAAGTCCAAGCCCTTCGGCAAGGCGGAGAAGGGCGAGAAGAAGTCCGCCTCCGGCCGCAAGAAGTATTAAGGGAGCCAGAGATGCCCAAGTATCTTGACCTCGAGTGTCCCTGTGGCGCTCAGGTCGATGACCTCTTCGTGATGAAAGTCCCCGAGCGCATAGTCCACCTTGAGTGCGGACGGGAGATGGAGCAGGTCTTCCGCCTCCGCCCTACGATTCCCGCGCTTGAGAAGAATCTCGCCGTGGTGTTCCGCGACAAGCAGGGCCGGATTCGCTACCCCGGCCGCAATGACGCGCCGACTCCGCCGGGCTGCGAGCGCCTTGTGATTGCGCCCCGCGAGATGGACCGATTCTGCCGCGAGAACAACGTCCTGCACGAGGACTCGAATTTCAACCGTGGTGGCCGGGGCTACGATGGTGGAGGGACCGACCCGCGCCTGCCGAGTGAAGAGAAGCGCTACGAACGGTTCCGCGAATCGACGAGAGGGATAATCTAGGATGGCGATGACGCTCAAGATACTTCACGACACCATCGATTCGGCTGGATGGGTTTCTATCGGCCTTCGCTCCGATGGCAAGACATTCTACGGTCGCGGAGGCTCCCGTGAAGAATCTCGGCGAGTACTTCGTCGTGCGGCGCGATTGGGGCGAGTCGTAAAGACCAAGAGCCGATATGGCCGCCTTTGGAATGAGCGTTAAATGGCCGAGCCCCAAGCCCCCGCAGGAAGCCTCAATGATAGTGAGCAAGAGCATCTCGACGCCGTTCTAGGCTGGGCCAATGACGCGCTCGCCGAGGGCGAATCCTTCCTCAAGTCCCAAGTCGGCTACTCGCAAATCTCGACGTGCATCGACTACATCATGGGCGACTACTCCCGCGATATGGTCCCCGGCTCGTTCTCGAAGCTCATCGACAATCGCTTCGGCAAGATCGCCCTCGACTTCGCCGGCGCGATGACCGACATCAAACCGTTCTGGAACTACACCACGCAGAACAAGCGCTACGAGCAACAGGCGGTGCTCGGGAACAAGCTCACTAAGCACTGGTGGACCTCGCGCCTCATCGACCTCAAGTTCTGCGACTGCATCAAGTACGCCGAGGTCGCGGGCTCCGGCTACGCTCACCTCTTCTACAACGAGTTCACGGGGGACAATGACTGTTCGCCTGAGGACCCGCGTGATTGCCTCCCTATTCGCCCGCCGAACAACATCTCCATCCAAGATGCAATGGGCCTCATCGTCCGTCGTGAGCGTCCGCTCAATTACCTGCGCGCCAAATACCCTCGCCAGTGGGACCGCGGCCTAATCAAAGCTGACCGCGACATGTCGGCGGCGATGATGGAAAAGGTCACGCGCGCCCAATCCACGATGCAGCGCATGGGCTTCTCGAGCTTCATGCGGAATCTGTGGGCATCGCTCGGCGGCAAGCCCGCGGCGCACATGACCATTCCCTCCGCCGATGTGTTCACGCTGCACGTTCACGACCTCCGCCGGAACGAGAGCGCTTCGCGCGTGTGGGTGGGGGAGGGGACGCCCGAGAAGCACCCGAACTGGTCCTACTGGGTAGACCCTGGTGACCGCATCTATCCTCGCGGTCGCACCATCACCTTCACTCGCACTTGTGTCCTCCGCGACGGGCCGAATATCTACTGGCACGGCCTCTTCCCTATCGTGAAGATTCCCTTGGACCCATGGCCGTGGACGTGGCTGGGTAAACCGCCGCTCATGGACATCCTCACGCTCCAAGACGAACTCCATCGCCTGCTCCGCGGCGTCTCGGACCACAACCAAAAGGTCTTCCGCCCCGACCTCATCGCCGACAAGAACGCCATCTCTCGCGCTGCGATGGCGGCGATCGACACGCGCAAAGCTGGATTGAAGCTCCGCACCAATCCCGTCGCAGGGAAGAACGCTGAGCTTCAGTACGCTCAGCCTCTGGATCCCTCCGTCCAACTGGCTATCCAAGACCTCCGCGACGAGATGGACAAGATTAGCGGCGTCCGCGATATGCAGCAATTCATGAATCTCGGCCAGATCCCTTCGACCGAGACCGTGGAGAAGATTCTCGAGGCGATGTCACCTGCTATCAGGATGCGCTCACGAGTCCTAGAGGCGTCGCTGCGCGAGTTTGCGATGATGTCTCTCTCGAACGTCTTCCAGTTCTACACTCTCGAAGACCGACTCGCTGTGCTCGGCGACGAAGGGATGACCTTCGAGGACGCTGACAATGACGCGGGCACGATGATTCCCGCCTACATGTCCCAAGAGCATCAGAAGGAAGGGAAGAACGTCGAGCGCCATATCCGGGCGAAGTGGTTCCTCAAACAATTCACGTATGACGTGGCGCCGGGCTCGTTGCTGAGCGCGTCCGAGGTGACGGACAAGCTCCTTTACATCCAGCTTATGAGAGCTGGACTCATGGATATCTGGACATTGTTCGAGAAGCTCGGCATCCCGAACGCGGGCAAAGCTCCCGATGGTGCCATCACCATCACCGACCGCCTAATCGCTCAGAACAATATGGGACTGACGCCGCAAGTGAGCGCCACCGGCCGCAAAGCCTCTGGCGAAACGATGCCCAAGATGGGCGGAGCCGGGAAGATCACGGAGTCCAAGTGAGCGACCCCACCCGCATCGACGCTGGCAAGCACGACCTCCGCATCGAAATCGTCATCAACCCTCTCACCAAGACCGTCTCCATCACCGAGAACGTCCACGACCCAATCCTCTTCGCTTACCTGCTCGGCCAAGCCCTCCAGACATATTCACAGCGCCAGATGACCCGCAAGGCTGCGCTCGCGACGCTCCCAACAAACGGCGGCTCATCGTGAACGTCGTGAACGCGGTTGATTTCCCAACTGATTCAGACCAATCTATCGATGTTAGTGGGAGGACTCCACCATGCTGTATGAAGCCCAGGTAACAATCGCATCCACCGGGACCGCCGTCCAACTCTCCACGACGCGCGCTGCCGCGACATGGGTTCAGGTCCAATCTGTCTCGACCAACAACGCCGCGGGGATGACGCTCGGCGGCTCCGATGTCACGGTCGCCTCTGGGCTGAAGCCTGGTGTCATCATGGCTCCGGGCGGCACGCAATTCCTCCCAGACGTGGGCACGCCCGGAGCCTATAGTCTCTCGACTATCTACGTGAACGGTACGACCGGCGACAAGGTCAACGTCCTCTACTTCCGAAGGTGACATTATATGCGGCTACGATTCTTAATCACGGCTCTCATAGCGACAATCTGCACACTTCCTGCGAGGGCGCAATACACGCCTCCGGGTGGAGGCACAAGCGGTGGGGGCACCGGCTCTCCAGTCACTACCGGCTTAATCGGCCAGTATCAAATGCTGGCAACGGAGAATCCCTGCGCCCTCGCAGACACTTCTGGCAGCGGCAACAACGCCACGGGCTGCGTAAGCACATCGCCAACCATAATCCCGGTTACGGGCGGCATCTCCTGTGCTGGAACTGGGGCCGTGGGGTTGCCCGCCGCTCTAAACGGAGCCAAGACTTTCCAGATTTTCATGTCCGCGAATGTCGGCGCAACCAATAATCTTAGCCTTGCCACTTTTCTTGCCAGCGTAAAAGACCAGGTAATCATCGGCGGGAATGGTGCGCTCGCAAACTCCGCTTTCTGGCGGCTTTTTCAGTCCACCGTAACGGATACATGGGGACAGGAAACTCAGGGAGGCGCAAGGTTCCGCAGCGGGAACGGCGTCGGATCGGCGTATCTGTCCGGCCCCACCAGCCCCTTCAGCGGCACAAACTCCGCCGCTTTCGTGATGAACGCCCCGGACATTTTCTATGTAGGGGCAAGCGTTCTAACCAACATCCAGACAGGAAGCTCTATCGGCGTGCAGACCGTTGGGAATTTCCAGCTCTGCGGCATAACCGCCAAATTCCTGACGGCCAACGTCTACTACCTGCTGGTTTATAACCGCGCATTGACGGCTGCCGAAGTTGCCCAGAACGCGCAGTTCATGCAGAACGCGATGGCGGCGCGGGGAGTATTCGTCAGCAGTGGCGGGACGGACAACATCGACCAATTTGTTCCAGCCGGGGATTCCATCACTTCCGCCGTCAACTGGCCCTCCGACAACCTCGTAGGAAATTTTGCCGTAAGCGATCAGGGAGTTAGCGGAACGGGCATCCTGTCGGAAGGCGCTATTGGGAATCTCAGCGTTGACCCATATTTCAGGAAGAACGCTGCTCGAAATATCACCAGTTCAGGATGGGGCGCGAACGACACAACGAACGGAGCCACGCTTGAGGCGCAACTAGCGGCAGGGTTTTGCAGGCAGCGCCGTGCGGCTGGTTGGAAATGCGGCGTCGGCACGATGATTTCGCATACCGGCTCGGAAGCCTTCAAGGATGCCTACAACGCAATCCTTCGGCAACAGGTGCCGACGAACTTCGACTTCATCGTAGATCACGCGGCCAATGTCAATTTCGGTGCAGATGGCGCTTGCTCCAACGCCACCTATTTCAACGTCGATTGCATCCACCCTACGGCCTTTGCCGAGAAATACATCTACGGCGCGAACTATATCCACGCCTACAACCGCGCTGGCGGAAACCCCAATGGCCCCGGCATCTACAAAGGGACTGGGACAACGCTACCCTTCCGCGTGAATTTGCAGAATTGCATTAGCGCCAGTGGCGGCGGCACTTCCGTTTCCTGCACGTTTGGCTTCCCGGTTACGGCGGGAAACTTCATCTTTGCCGAAGCTGTCTGCGCCGTTTCTTCCGGCACAACCATCACTCTGCCCTTCACTGACACGCGCACAAGCACCTGGAACACGGTAACGGCAGCCACCGCGCAGCACGCCGGGGATTCGCAGACCGTAGCCCAGTACGCCATGAACATCACGGGAGGGGCGGAAACCATCACCGCAAACTTCAACCAGTCTTGCCCGAATCCCTATCTCAGAGCACAGGAATATGCGGGAGTTCTGACCGCAGCGGCGCTCGACGTGACTTCTGTTGGCGCGGTTGGCAGCAGCACTGCTCCGGCATCCGCAGCCGTCACCACAACTGGCTCCAATGAATTGATGATTTCCTACATTGGGGGCTATGGCGGACCGGGCCAAATCACGGCAGGAAATTCCTCTGCCCCTGTTACTCCCCTTGCCGATACACATGCCTACCTGCAAGACCGCATCGCGCCAACGGCAGGTTCTTATACCGGCTCCGCGACATTCTCCATCAGTGATAGCTGGACGATGGCGACGGCGGCATTCAAGAGCGTGGCGGGCACGACCAACATTCCGATTCAGGATGCCGACTGCGTATATACCGCCTGTTATTGCGACCCATCGGGCGGCAACGTCAACCTGCTTCTGCCGGATGCGAGCTGGGATACGGTGTCCACCCTCACGATTAAAAACATTCAGACGGCGGGCGCGAATACCTGCACGGTGTCGGCAATCACTCCGCCATCCACGGGCGTAGCGCAACAGATTGACGGCGCGGCTTCGGTGACGATTGCGAACAAGGCCACGCTGCGATTGAAACCGATTCTGACGTTTACTGGTGTAGCGGGCACGAACCTCAGCCCGGTAGTGAACTGGATTGCATTGGGAAATAACTGATGAACGGGCTTGCACTCGCTCTGAAAGTGAGGTTATCTCTAAATCATGGCCAACGACCCGCTATGGATGGAACATGCTGCGGCGAAGATGAAGCGGAAGGGCACCGTGGGCTCTTTTGGTAAAGCCACCTCGAAGAACATATCGAAAGGGCTTGCCAAGGGCGGCAAGCAGGCGAAAAAGGCCCAGTTCGCCAAAGCCGCCAAATCGGTCGCATCGAAATGAGTGACCGGGCGATTCTCGAGCGCGTCGGCCACGAACTTAAATCGAATCCGCCGAAGCAACTCGCTCGAACAGCGCGCAAATTCGGAGCCTCCGATGCCGCGAAGCAGCGGACGGCCATCCTACTCAGCAAAGCTCGTAAGGCCGGGGCCTCCATCCCCCGAAGGAGCAAATAATGGCAGGTCACGACCACGCAAAGGAACTCGTAGGCGGCAGCCCGGCGAACTCGATCGCCACGAAGCACGGCGACTCCGTCCGCAAGCTCACCCACACGAAACATCCGGGCGGGAACAAAAAGGGTGATGGGAAAGGCTATAAACACGGTCCTTCCGGGAAGAAGATGTAGCTCGGCGAGGCGAGACCCTAGATGCCCTCAATGGAGACCGACAAGACGCGCCCTTCGCGGCTCGATTCACCGCCGCCTCTACCACCGTCTCTATCGGACAAGAAGGCGCCGGACTTGGCGACGCTCTCTGGGAATCCGCAGGGCACCCCGCCAACGGGCCAGCTCATGCAGGTCGTCTTGGAGCACGCCCAGCTCGCGGAGCAGATTCTCACGTCGCTCGGGCACATGCTCCCCTCATTCGTCCCCGTCGCGGCTCAACTGATAGCAAGTATGAGACTTGGGGTAATCTCATCCCTGAAGCAGAGTCAGGGCAATCCCCAGCAATCTTTGGCTTCGGGCGCAGGTCCGGCACAGCCCCCGCAACCTCCGCAGGGTGCGCCGCCTCAAGCGGCCGCTCCGCCGGCGGGACCAGGCGGCGTGCCAGCTCCCCCAAGCCAAGCACCACCGATGCCAGGAGGTGGCCCTCAGTGAAGCACGTTCAATCACTGCGGAGCCTCTGGCGGCAGAAAGGTGACAAATGAGCACGTTGCAGGAATATCTCAATGAACTGGCTAAGACGGCGGGCCTCGATGACGAGTCGAAGGCGAGCCTGACTAAGGTTCTTGGGAACGCTAAGTTCGCAGAAGAGTTGGAGAAGGGCGTGAAGCGGCAGTCGGACTACTCTCGCAACATGGACGAGTTGAAGGCCGAGAAGCTCAAGGTCGATACTCAGATTGGCCAGTGGCGCGAGTGGTACAAGACAGCCGCCGAAACCGACGCGGCACGTGAGACCGAGTTGCAGGAACTACGAGCGAAGGCTGGCATTACAGTTACGCCAACCGTAACTCCCACTTCCGGCTACACGAAGAAGGAACTCGAAGACCTTCTCGCTCGCGAACGCGGCCAACTCATTGCAGTAACGAAAGACATGGGGCGAATTGCTTCTCGTCACGCTGCTGACTTCCATGAAGCCCTCGACGTCGATGCGGTCGAAAAGATTGCAATCGAAAAGGGGCTCACGGTGGTCAAGGCTTACGAGGAGTATGTTGCCCCCCGTGTGAAGGAAATCAATGACAAAGCGCTCGAGGAGAAAATCAAGCTGGCTCGCGAAGAAGGCGTTCGCGAAGGCATGACCAAGCGCGATGTCCCCGACGAAG